ACGGTGACATGATCGAAGAGCTAGTACTAGCTGTAGCATCTGTGTCTGGACACTCAGTCACTGGTATGCAAGACCGCATGGATGTCCACGGCATCAAGGGTCACAGAGATGCTGTCATTAATGGTATGACTATTGATGTTAAGTCTGCATCACCTTACGCCTTCAGGAAGTTTAAGGATGGTAACCTACGTAAAGACGATCCCTTTGGTTATATCTCACAGCTTAGCTCCTACGTGTACGCAGCTGTTGATGATCCGCTAGTAACTAACAAGACACACGGTGGTTTCCTTGTAGTCTGTAAGGTTAGTGGGGCTGTATGCCTAGACGTGTACGACTTCTCTGAAGAGTTTGATGGGAAAGAAAGCACAGTCAAGCACCTCAAGGCTATGGCTAAGAGTGAAGACCCACCTGAGAGAGCCTTCGAGCCTATACCTCAGTCTAAGACAAGCACTAACGGTAACATGAAACTTCCGTCTACCTGCGGCTACTGCGACTTTAAAAAGGTATGCTACCCTAAGCTACGTAAGTTTATCTACAGTGACAAACCACTGTACCTAACTAAGGTAAAGAAACTTCCTAACGTAGCAGAGGATTTAGAATACCGTGGTGAAATATAATAACAAAAGACTGAGGGGTATCCAAGAAGGTTATCGCTCAGGCCTTGAGGTAGACACAGCTAACTACCTAAAGAAAAGAAACATCTCCTTTACTTACGAGAAAACAAAGATCAAGTGGATAGACTTACGCAATAGAACCTACACACCTGACTTTGTTCTAGGTAACGGCATCATAGTGGAGACTAAGGGCCGCTTCGTTACTGGCGACAGAAGGAAACACAAAGAAATAAAACGACAGTTTCCTGATTATGATATAAGGTTTGTCTTTACAAACAGTAAATCACGACTGTATAAGGGTAGCAAGTCTACATATGGTGACTGGTGTACACAACACGGCTTCATCTATGCCGACAAAGTTATACCAGAATCCTGGTTAAAGGAGAGCAGTAATGACTAAACAGTTTAAACCATACGCTGAGATACTTAAGGTAATCAAAGGCCCATTCGAGAACGGTGAAGACCTTCCTTGGAACCTGTGCCTAACTAAGTACAAGTATGACAGTGACCTACATGAGGAAGAGTTTTACTACGATAACATGAAGCAAGCTATGGACGACGTAGACTTTCTATCTAGTAACGTTAGTCTTATTATTGATAGTAATGGTAAGTCCCAACACGATGACGTAATAAGAAAGGTTCAAGGTTATGTCTAAAAACTATGTAAGTAAAACAGCTGTTGTGTTTTCTTGTGCACACTGCGACCCTTCTATTAATAACGATAGGTTCAGTCTACTTGGTAGCTTTCTTTATGACATCAAGCCTGACTACGTTGTAGACTTAGGTGACGGTGCCGACATGAGATCCCTCAATTCATTTGATACACGCAGCCCAGAAGCTATCGTCAGTCAGAGCTATGAGGCAGACATAGAACAATACAACGAAGCTCAAGATCGTTTACGTTGGAAGTTCAGACATCATAAGCGCAAGCGTCCAGCCTTCTATGGGTTTGAGGGTAACCATGAGAACCGTATTAAGAAAGCTTTGAAGAGTGACCCACGTCTGGAGGGTTCTAAGTACGGCATATCCTTTAGTCACCTACAAAATAACCACTGGTTTGATGAGTACCATGAGTACCATAACTCAGCGCCAGCTATCCATGACTACGATGGTGTGTCCTACGCTCACTTCTTTAGTGCTGGTAATTTTGGCACAGCCATGAGTGGAATGCACCACGCAAATTCCTTACTTGCTAACAGGTTTAAGAGTTCAACCTGTGGTCATTCACACAAGAGAGACCTGAAGTTCAAGGATGCAGCTGGTGCTATAGGCCTAGTAGCTGGTTGTTTTAAAGGTGCAGACGAGGCCTGGGCTGGGCAAGCTAACCTTGACTGGTGGTCTGGGGTAGTAGTCAAGAGAGAAATACATAATGGCTTCTATGAACCAGAGTTTATTTCTTTAGCCTCACTACAAAAAGAATACGGTTGACACTGCTATGAAAAATAATATAACTAGGAGTTTCTGACAATGAAATTTGAGGCCAGAATTGTTTTGGAGGTAGACCCTGAAGCTAACTTCTTAGAAGTATCTGACACTAATTCTTGTGTAGAAATTCTAGAGTTACTTGAGAATTTAATTTATGACACCGATGATATATTCATCCTAAACTGTGAGGTAAACACACATGACTAAACTTATTATTGAAGACAACGAGTATGACACGGAAGACTTAACGGAAGAACAGACTGCTATTGTTAACATACTGAACCTAGGTCGGAACTCTATTAATCTACTCAATCACATTCTTGAGTGTACAAAGGCTATCCACCAGATGAAGTTTGGAGAATTAAAGACTTCTTTAGATGATGAGCCTGATGATAAATGATGTTGATCTTGAGGCTATGGGTTACTACCACATGATAGATGGTAGTAGGCATAGCCTCGACCCCTTCAAGCAGTATAGCGAATGGGTTGAGGCTAAGATTATAACCAAGGGTCATGACAGGCTAGTCGAGAATACCCTTGGACTTGTTGGTGAGGCAGGAGAAGTCGCTGAAAAGATTAAGAAACTTATTCGTGACAAAGACAAGTTTACTGCAGACGACATTGCTAAAGAATTAGGTGATGTAATTTTCTACGCTACTAGCCTTGGTAATATCTTTAATCATGACTTAGGATCTATTATCAGAATGAACGTAGAGAAGTTAGACAGTCGTCAAGAACGTGGCGTATTACAGGGATCAGGGGACAACAGATGAGTAACTATTTACCTACCGACTACCAATCATTTATACACAAGTCACGCTATGCACGTTGGCTAGACAAAGAAGGAAGGCGTGAGACTTGGGGTGAGACAGTATCACGCTACATGGATAACATTGTGTATCCTCTGGCTGGTAAAGACTCTTACGTCAAAGACATTGAGCAAGCCATACTAAGCCTAGAGGTTATGCCTTCTATGCGTAGCCTCATGACAGCTGGTCCTGCAGCTATGAGAGATAACATTAGTATGTACAACTGCTCTTACATAGCTGTAGATAACATAGTATCTTTTGATGAAGCTATGCACGTTCTTATGTGCGGTACTGGTGTAGGCTTCTCTGTCGAGAGACAGTACGTTCAGAAACTACCTGAAGTACCTGAGTTGTTTGTGAGTGATACTACAATCGTTGTAAAGGACAGCAAGGAAGGTTGGTCTAAGGCTCTCCGTCAATTGATTGCACTCTTGTACAGCGGTGAGATTGCACAGTGGGATGTGGGTTTGGTACGTCCAGCTGGTGCGAGGCTCAAGACATTCGGAGGTAGGGCATCAGGCCCAGCGCCACTGATCGACTTGTTTAACTTTACAATTAAAACATTTAAGGATGCACAGGGGCGAAAGCTCTCATCTATAGAGTGTCACGACATCATGTGTAAGATAGGTGAGGTAGTAGTCGTAGGTGGTGTACGTCGTAGTGCTATGATTTCATTGAGTAATCTGTCTGACGATAAGATGCGACACGCTAAGTCAGGTGCATGGTGGGAGAACAATCCACATAGAGCACTAGCTAACAACTCTGTGGCATACTCTGAGAAGCCTGACAGTCTATCATTCATGCGTGAGTGGACGGCACTGGTTGAGTCAGGCTCAGGTGAGCGTGGTATCTTCAACCGTGAGGCAGCTAAGAAGCAAGCAGCTAAGAATGGTAGGCGTGATGCAGACCATGACTTCGGCACTAACCCTTGCAGCGAGATCATACTACGCAGTGGTCAGGTGTGTAATTTAACAGAGGTAGTAGTACGTGCGACAGACACTATTGATTCACTTGAAAAGAAAGTACGCATTGCTACAATCTTGGGTACAGTACAATCTACCTACACAAAGTTCCCCTATCTGCGAAAGATGTGGCAGCGAAATACCGAAGAGGAACGACTGTTGGGTGTGTCTCTCACGGGGATAATGGATAACCCATTACTCACAACTAAGAACGCTGGATTGGAGAAAACACTTGAGCATCTTAAGTCTATCGCCGTGGCTACTAATGCTGAGTGGGCTGAGCGCCTTGGCATCCCTGTCTCTACTGCTATCACATGCGTTAAGCCTTCCGGGACGGTATCACAACTGGTTGATTCCGCCTCTGGTATTCACTCTCGTCACTCACCCTATTATATTCGTACTGTACGTGGTGACAATAAAGATCCACTGACACAGTTTATGAAGGATCAGAAGATACCTAATGCGCCAGACGTAATGAAGCCAGACCAGACTACAGTGTTTAGCTTCCCTCAGAAGGCTCCTGCTGGCGCAGTGTGTACCAAAGATACTACAGCAATTGAGCAGCTAGAGATGTGGCTCATGTATCAACGGCATTGGTGCGAACATAAGCCTAGCGTAACTATAAATGTACGTTCTGATGAATGGTTTGAAGTGGGTGCTTTTGTATACAAGTACTTTGATGAGATGTCTGGCGTGTCGTTCCTGCCCTTCAATGAACACACATACCAGCAAGCACCTTACCAAGACTGTGGTAAGCACGACTATGAGACACTGCTCTCGTGTATGCCAGAGAAGATTGATTGGGAAGACCTAGCAAACTATGAGAAGGAAGACAACACTGCAGGGAGTCAGACACTAGCGTGTTCTGGTGATTCCTGTGAAATCGTAGACTTAGTATAAAGGAAATACAACATGACTTTTCTATCAGCACTTATCGTAGTACCAGTAATGACAATATTTACAGGGACTTTACTTGAAGAAGTAATTATTCCTGTCATTACTTACATAGCTACCTAAACTTAACACCTAAGCATGTGACTAAACTGCTTACTTAAGGAATTAGTATGAAACAATTAGACTTATTTGATAGCTTAGCTAAGGATGGTAAAGCTAAGAAAGAAAAGAAAGCAGCTTACGATAAAGGCAGAAAAGCTTACAGAAAAGCTTACAGAGAAGCTTACAAAGAGGAGATAGCAGCTTATAATAAAGCTTACTACCAAGCTAACAAAGAGAAGATAGCAGCTTATTATAAAGTTTACAATGCAACCAACAAAGATAAGAGACGTACCAATCACAAAGCTTACAAAGAAGCAAACAAAGCAGCTATAGTTGCCCAGCGAAAAGGCTACTACCAAGCTAACAAAAATATTTTTCGTGCTTGTGACTCTAGGCGCAGGGCCTTAAAGCAAAAGCTGATACCCATACACCTGCGTGACTGCCCTCAGGAGAAACAACGTCTATTGCAGACGTACAAACTAAGTATCATTCTAACCCAAGCAACAGGAGTACAACACCACGTAGATCATATGTGGCCTCTAAATGATGGTGGACCTCACTGGTCAGGTAACCTACAAGTTATAACTGCATATGAGAATCGTAGTAAACATGCCTCTGTATGTGAGGCTACTAAGAGTACTATAATAAAAAGCCTAGAGAGCTTTCAATCAGAGAGAACTATCTAATGAAACTAGAACAAGAAGCTAAAAAGCACATAGACA